CGCCAAAAAAAAAAAAAAGGATATGGCGTATAATCTACGCGGCATATCCTTTTCGGGAGTCGTTCTAATAAATACTAAAAATACTTCAACTAGAATTTCGGAATAAACATCGGTGCTTTACCAGTCAAAGCGATCTCATCTTCAATCTTCTTGATAGCTACGATACAAAGTAACGAACCGCCGATCTTGACGAATTCCTTAGCAATCCCAGAGAAATCAAAGTCCAGCTTAAACTTCTGGTTACCCTTGATTCGCTCAAGCTTCTCTAAGTTATCCAACATTTTCGTATACTTGTCCGTATCACTATGCTCGACAGCCATCTCTTCAAGAACCGAATTGATCTCGTCGTCCAACGGATTAGCAAAGAACGTCTTAATACTATTAATTGCTTCGGTGAAAATATCCATTTTGCATCCTTTCAAGATATGACTCCTCATTATAGCATGTGTTAATTCTGCGTCTTATTGACTGTCACTACGAACTTATCGTTCTTAGCCAAAGAGGGGAGATCCTCATGCAGAACGAGCTGATACTTGTCCTCATCATCCTCGTTCTTAGACTCGTCTACGGTAAGCTCGCCCTGACCAGTATAATTGTTCGAAGAAATATGAAGAATGGTACCAAGGAAAGTTACCACAGCAGTAATAACACCAGCCACAACATCAGGATAAGGTAGACCAGGAAGTCCACCCTGGACCAGAACGCCGCTAATGGCCAGATACAGAGTAGCAATAGCAGGAAGAACAATGTTAGTAACATACTTAGCAACCTTATACGTCTTGTCGTCAAGAACCATGTTTTTCTCCTTAAGAATTCCTAATAGGAAGTTTACCCAGCTCCTTGGCTACTTTACTACCTGATCCGTTTCCACCGTTTTCCACGTATGGCTCATACAGATATGTAAAGAAGTTTTCATACTCGTCCTTGGTAATATAACCTCGTTCAATATAGGTCATACCAAGAGTGATAATGCGATCGTGAGCAAGTCCAATAAGTAGTTTCTTCTGTGCCTCTCGATTTTGAGTAGCGATCTCTTCGCGAGCACGCTTTTCCTCTTCCCTCTGGTCCATGCGTTTCATAATAACGCTCCAGAACCCAGAAGATGCAATAATAGCACACGCAATAGTAACAACACACTGAGTTAAGTCCATCCCTGTTGCTACCTCCCTATTAGTTTTAATGTCTTTAAAATATAAACTCCATAATCAGCTACAAAATTGCATAGCCATTCTTCAGCTTCCACCCAGTACCGCGGATGGACCATTTGATGAATATCATCAAGTAAATGGAAGCTAAATATGATACAATGACCGATCTCGTGAATCAGTACCTTGGTTAGAAATTCTCCAGAGATTTGGTTCGATATATAAACTGTCATTGTCTCTAGATCAGTCACAGCGACTGTAGCTTTACCAGTACGATCCACGAGAATCGGATCATTGTAATCAACGTATCGGATACGCCAAATATCGTCACCTAGTTTGAACGTATCCATCTTTAGGCTAAGACATCTCGTTAACCAAAGAAGTTAGCTGAGACTTCATTTGCTGACGAAGCGTCGGATCTGCACTATTCCAAATCTCTCGAATGGAAACAATAACAGAGTCGATATGCTCACGTGCCTTGCCGTCCATAGAACTCTTGTCCGAGCTAGAATGGGTCTCAGTATAGTGCTTTCGAGCGTCACGATACTCGTTAAACACTCGACCGTACTTCTCGTCCCAGTCATGATGAGGCATACGAGAATATTCGTCATACTCCTCATCGAGATCAATCATAGGAATATAACCGAGACGACGAGAGCGACTATCACCATCCATGCCCTTAACCACAGTCTTGTAGTATTTGGCTTTGGCACAGTCCTTCTCAGCCTCGTAAATATCCTTGATCATATCAATGACTTCGCCAAGCTCTTGAGTGCTGACTTTCTCAAGCTTACCGCACAAGGCTTCGCGAGCAATGCAAGTCAACTCAGCCTTCATATCACAAAGCTTAGTCATGCTATCATCCATGCTACTCACTCCTTACGCGATACGATGTACGAAAAGTACAGGATTAGCACTTACGATAACCGGCACAGTACCAGTGTTTACGACCGTAATACGATCATAATCACAGCAGCAATTAGCGACCGGAATATCACATCCGAACAGGGCGAAGAGAATGATCAGAACCCACCAACCATTTCCATCGCTCCATCCACCATTGCGGTTACCATCCGTAACGGCAGCGATATCGGACAGGCTCGGTGCACTATTGCTAAACATAATGTTCCTCCTTATTTTGCACACCGACAGAAAAATATCATAAACTCAGATTCGATCTAAGGCCGTGGTCCCCAAATCTAGTCCGAGAGTATGAACCAACTGAGTTTACGAGGTAACGTCAGAATTACTCGTATTTTCAGCTTCGAGATTTAGTCGCCAAATGAGCTCGGCAAGGTTTTTATTGATTGCCTCGAGGACATATGAAGAAGTCGGAGGGTCGAACGCGATACGAGTCTTCTGCGACAAATATGTTGCCACTGCTCCTACGTTCTTAAACCCTCCGATGAAATCTTCGAATGTTTGAGAGGAATCAGTAACCGTAAACCCATCAGACGGACCAATCCCATTTTGAGTGAGATCAAGGATGGCAGCGTTTAGAAAAACCAGAATATCCTGATCGAATGCATCGTAGTCTGAACCCAGACCACAAGTCTTCTTAACTGTATCCAAGATGCTTGCTGTTTTGTCAAACGGCATGATTACCATCCTTTACTCGTTAATTAGTGAGGAATGTTGAAGAAGTTAGCAGCCTGCTTGGTTGCTTCCTCCGGAGTGATTCCCATAGTGTTGCAGAGGTTCCTTGCAATCTCCTCGCCCTTCTGAGCATCGCCGCTCTTGACGACATTCAGCATTGCCTGGGCCTGAGGATTGTTTGCAATATTAGGATTTGACTGTGCCATATTGAGAATAGCATTAAGCGGATTTAACATCGTTATCACCCTTCCTCATTACCTGCTTGGGCTTAGTGAAAAGATCTTCAATCTGATCAAGACGTTCGTCCATATGAGACATCACATCATCGAGAGTAACTGTAGGATTATCGTCCTTAGCATTTGCGGGAAGATACTCAAGAGTCTGAATCAGACCGTTGGGCGTCCACTGCTTTGCAATGATCTTAGAGAAGTCCTGAAGTGGGAAGAGAGCAATTGTCCCGTCCATCGGTACATCATTCGGAGTAATCTGACTCTCATTTTGAACGATCTTACCGAAAATGGTCTGCTTTGGAGCTGGCGCCGTATACGGTAGGTTAGCGTTCTGGGCATTTGGCAGCCAAGTCGGTGGTGTAGCTGGTTGCTGCCCAGGAACCTGACCAATATACGGATTGTACAACTGCGACATGAGAAACTCCTTTCAACGATTTCTCAAATAAAGTAAGAGGGCATCATAGGGACAATTCTGGGTTTAAACAATGCATGAAAAGGACAGAAGAGCGAAGTTAAACCGAAGAACACCTACGATGACTTTGAAATAACGAATTGCCCCCAGGATACCCTCTTACTTTGAACTACTAAGAAATTTTCTTGTACTTAGTAGGGTTTGAACCATCACCCTTCGAGATGATAATCGTATCGTCCGAAGAATCTTGGTTCGATGGTTGCTCAGGTTTGGCTGTAGGTTGCTGAGTAGTTTGAGCAGGTTTCACTCCAGCATAGGCATTCCAGGCGTTTGCGTCCCCATAGAAGAGATCAGCGTCCAGATTGCCATTATAGCCGTTTAGTCGACCGTCAGAACAGAATTGCCACATACAAACGAGTCCGTCCACATCAGGACAATCCCACGATTCGGCCATTTTGAAAGTTGGGTGAGATACTGCTGGATACGAAGCGACCCATCGTCCGCAGTCTTTATCCACGCCACCTTGATTGAATCGCCAAGGATTAGCGTAGATAATCGGGGAGACTCCCCAGCGGCTACGGACAACTTTGACCCACTCGTTAACCCAGGCGACTGACTGTTTCTCTTCCCAGTCAAGAATAGGGATGGCATCCCCCTTGTAGCCGATGCAGTTATCACAGAAGTAGTTTGCCTCTGCGGTAGCGTTACCGGCCTTAGCGTAATGGTATACGCCTCGGAGGATGCCTGCTTGCTTCGCCTGTTGGAAATGTGAATCACAGTAGGGATTTACGTAATTCGTACCCTCAGTACCCTTAATCACGACAAAATCGATCTGGCCTTTAACTGTGTTGAGGTTAAGACCGGACTGATATGACGCGATATCAATACCGTGAAGCATGATTTACTCCCATTTTGATTTAGGATTGAGTGATCTGAGTCCAAGCAGATTCGGAGCCCATGACACCAGGCTCGTAGGTATTAGAATCCATAGTAGACTCGTAGATATTACCGTACTTAGTGACTCGATCGCCCTTGTTGTAGATACGACCGCTCTCCCACTCAGGAGCAGTCTCGCCAGAAGAGGAAGGCAGAACCTTAGTCCAATTCTGCGGACTGTCGATCGGCGACGTGGTAGAACTAGAGGTATGAGTCTCCAAGGCCTTGTACAGAGTACCGTTATAGAGAACTCGAATGCCTACAGGATACACTACGAAATTGCCACTCCATTCAGGATAGAGAGCAGGTACCTCGAGAGCCTCATCATCAGACAAGGCCTCAGCCTGCATCATAGCAAGCGTGATAGCAGCATCCTGAGGAGTACCCGCGTCGGGGACAACGTCCCAAACCTGGGTAATGGAGCTACCATTGTCTCGGAATCGAGACTCAGTATGGTAACCAGTCGGAATGTTCGTAGGCGGATCGACCTCAACAACAGGACGACCAGTAGACGAATCCGGAGTAAGAATTACCATGTTGTTTACAAGATTGCCGTAAAGCATTTTTCACCTTCTTGTGTTGTTATGCTGGACCGAGGTAGAAGATATTGGCGTAGGTCAGGTGTCGACCGAGACAAGTAAACTTGCCATGTGCAACCTTCAAACGCCACCCAACCTCGCCGATTTTATACATGTCTGTAAAAAGGTATAAATAATGGGCGAACGCTGTAGAGGTATAATTAGTCTTCGATGGTGTAACTCCAGTACAAAGTTCGGCATTGTCTTTCGCAAAAATACCGGCCATAACGCTCGTGTTTCCACCACCGCTTACAACATTTTCAATATACCAATACCCATAACGCAAAGGTATGATACTATTAGTGCTTTCGTCAACCTTCCAATAATCAGAATGATCTGGTCCTTCGATGTGTTTAAATAATCCGTTGTTATCATACCATCCACCGCTATCACCGTCCCAAGTGCTAATGTCTCCAGCCGGTTTTTCGTACAATACCCAAGCCTTTGGTAAGAAAGGCTGGGAGTTGATCCTGACATCATCGGCTATGAGATTAAAGTTACCCCGTGCCACATTACCTTCTGAATCTAATCCTTGGGTACTTATCGTCAATTCACCTTGACCGGTTGCTGACGTGCTACCGTGAATCTGAACCATCGACTCAAGTTTGTTATTAGTAGTATCGGCAGCGATAAGAAAATCAGGATTGCCCGAACCTCCGAGCTTCAATCCGGCAGATTTTGGAGCAGCGCTGAGAATACCGACTGATTTGCCTTGGTTTGCAACTTCCATAGGTAGAACTCCTGTCGTAATGGATCGAGCGATATTAGCTATTCCATCCTTAGTATCTGTCAAAATACATTCGATATAGTAAACCGAATTGATGGACGCTTTGAAATGGACGTTGATCGTGCCGGATGCCTTATTTAGATCACCGGTAGGCGTCACAGTCACACCAGTAGAACTTCCATCTTGATAGTATCTACACACAATAGACTTTGCAACGTTACTCGGATAGATTGTCGTGTCAACTTTGTAAGTAAAGCTAGCGTAGCAGTAACCGCCTGAATGATCAGGAGTTGTCGAGGCCATTGAATTCGTACGAATAGCCAGACCATTACTAAACTTGGGCGGAACATATAGGAGCTTCCAGACAGCATAATATGTCATGTCACGGTCGTCAATCCAGTATTTCTGACCTGGCTGATACTCGACACTACCGTCCTTGGTGCTACTCCAACCAAGGAATTTGTAATTCGTACGAGTAGGCTTTGCGGTAGGGATTGTTACCTGCTCGCCATACCACTTATCTGCTCGACCGGGAGCACCTGTACCACCATTCGCGTCGAATGTGACGTAATGATGCTCCAGCGCGGGAACAGTAATCGTCTGACTCGCAGAACTTGTGCCGTTCATGTATCCAGACTGGTTTCGCACCCATCCCGATAGAGTAACATTGTAAGCATTATGTCCCTTGACAAATCGCTGAGAAGCAGAAGTAATATCTTTCGTATTCCAGGAGCCGGTTGGGGTACTGAAGCCGGTATTAACTTCGGAGTCACTGCCGTTAGCGCTAGCGTGTCCGACAATACCGGTCCAGATCTGAAAACCCCAACCGCAGTCCTGAATACCGACAGTCAGTCCAGCAGATACGGATGCTCCATCCTCGGAGGACCAAGTGTTAATATAGCAACGCCAGTGATTGGTTGTGTTGCCGTAAATAGTAGCCAATTGACCCTCCTAAGGAATATAAATCAGTTGCATGGACGTACCAGTATCTCGCCACTGATAATGACCCATTTGTACTCGAGAAGCTTTCACGGTAGAGGTGATACCATCCAACTCCATGATCGTCTGATCACCCTGCATGAACTTCTCACCGGTATTGGTCAGCTTCGTACGGAACGAACTAGACGAACTACCGATTGTCAGCGTAGGCTGATTATTCTCCCTAGCGAATGTCATGTAGTCATCGACGTTTTTAACAGTCGTAGACATACCTGCTACCGTTGTCTCAGTCGTCTGAATGCGAGTAGTCAGAGATTCAGATGTTTGTTCAAGCTGAGTCTTAGTGGCATAGCTTGATAGCGTCTCATTATTGACATACGTGGCGGCTACCATAGACTTAATAGACTCGGCAGTCTGGTTGATCGAGGATTGCATTTCAGTCGTGGTCGAGTAATCCTCAGGTGCAGGAGACCAGTCAGTAGGCTTGCTGCCTTTTTCAAGTTTGATGGGTCCAACTTCGGCTTCAGTTATAGAGTTTTGTACAACAAAACCAACTTGAAATGGCTCAGTAGCAACAAACGTCATATTTGTGGAATAAGCAACGTATCCATTACCGGATTCAAACAATTTAGAATAATAGTCGTTTCTAGTCCAAGTATAATTGAAATGCTTATTCACTACAAACGCTATTATATTTTTACCAGCAGATACGCTATATGTACCGATAGGTAAATCTCGAGATTTAAATAATAGCATTCCTCCATTATAATTCTTTGTATTCGTAACGGTGTATATTCCATTACTAGAATTAAAAGAAACACTTTTTAGTTCATTTGGAGTCATAAGGCAATATGGAAGATAATTCCGTCCACCAATACTCAGATTCGCCAAGTCGTCCTTGACAGTATTTGCTGTCTTGTTTGCGGTATCAGCCGTAGACTTTGCTGTATTAGCCGTAGAAAGAGCCGTACTTGCAGTATTAGAAGCAGTTGTAGCAGTCTTGTTGGCCGTATTAGCCGTAGAGAGAGCAGTGTTAGCGTTATTAGAAGCGGTAGTGGCAGTTGACTTAGCCGTATTGGAAGTAGAAAGCGCAGTATTTGCTTTAGAGAGAGCATTGCTAGCATTAGATGATGCAGTAGCGGCCGTTCCCTGAGCATTTGTAACGTTCTCATTGGTAGTATCAAGTTCTGCTTTAGTGGCATACGTCTTAGAAACCGTGGACGTAATTGAATCGGACGTAATCTTTAGTTGAGCATCTGTGTACTTCTTAGATTCAGATAGAGCGGTGTTGGCAGCATTCGTAACTTCAGTCTTTGTAGCTCTAAGTGCGATGGCATCACTGTTCTGCTTAATAGATGTCTCAGCCTTTGTTACACGACTCTTGAGAGCGTTTACATCAGCCTGAGCTGTAGCAGCATTCGCCTTAGCTGTATCTGCGGTATCCTGCGCAGTCGTGGCTGCTGCCGCTGCATTGTCCGCCGTAGACTTGGCTGTGTTAGCTGTCTTTGACGCTGCATCTGCTGTAGACTTGGCTGTGTTAGCGGTCGTCTTCGCTGTAGAAGCGTCGGATTTAGCAGTTGCTGCATCTGTGGCGGCATTAGTAGCTTTGGTGGAAGCTGCCGATGCTGTCTTGTTTGCCGTATTAGCAGTGCTCGCAGCAGATTCAGCAGTGGATTTAGCCGCATTAGCAACAGCATTAGCGGTCGTAATGTCGTTATCCTTAATCTGAATCCATTTATATTCTGTACCATCTTGTAACCAGCGATAGGAATAACCCGTATCCTTATCATAATACATGTCGCCAACATGCTGCTTCTTTAACGTGTTGGTCGTCCAATCCGAAGCAGGTTTATTCGTCCCACTAGGAACGCCTACCAAATACCAAGATTCGATAGCATTATCTGCAATATTCTGAAGAGTATCAACCGATGTCTTCGTAGCATATGTCTTGGACACGGTGGATGTGATAGACGATGCGGATTGCTCAATTGCCGATTGAACCGAAGAATTTGTAGCATAGTCGCCCTTAGGTTGATATGTTTTTGATACCTCAGATTTAATAGAATTCGCAGTCTGCTCAATCTTGCTATTCATATCGACGGTAGTAGTATAATTATCAGCAAGATCTTTAGTTACATTATTGGCTGTCTGCTGCGCTTTAGAAGCTGCAGAAGATGCGGTATCAGCCGTGGTTTGCGCATTGCTTGCCGCAGCGTTAGCACTATCAGCAGCAGTCTGTGCTGTAGCTGCATTGGTTTTTGCTGTATTAGCCGTAGAAAGAGCCGTACTTGCAGTAGAGGACGTCTGTTCAAGCTGAGTTTTAGTGGCATACGTCTTAGAAACCGTGGACGTAATTGAATCGGACGTAATCTTTAGTTGAGCATCTGTGTACTTCTTAGATTCAGATAGAGCGGTGTTGGCAGCATTCGTAACTTCAGTCTTTGTAGCTCTAAGTGCGATGGCATCACTGTTCTGCTTAATAGATGTCTCAGCCTTTGTTACACGACTCTTGAGAGCGTTTACATCAGCCTGAGCTGTAGCAGCATTCGCCTTAGCTGTATCGGCAGTGCTCTGTGCCGTACTAGCAGCACTAGCAGCCTCGTTAGCCTTTGTCTGTGCCGTGGCAGCATTTGCCTTAGCCGTGTTAGCCGTGGACTGAGCCGTATCAGCCGCACTCTTAGCAGTTGCGGCAGCAGCATTAGCCTTATCGGCAGCTCCCTGAGCCTTCACCACGGCAGCCTTAGCGGCAGCGACTTGCTCGTCCGTAGCATCTGCCTGGTTCTGGACAGCTTCAAGATTCTTCTTAGCGGTAGCCAAGTCAGCATTGGCAGTGTCGGCCGCAGATTGTGCTGTATCGGCCGCACTCTTAGCGTTATCGGCAGCCTTCTGAGCAGCAGCTGCAGCACTCTTAGCCGTATCAGCAGAAGTCTGAGCAGTAGCTGCGTTAGCCTTGGCCGTGTCAGCAGTAGACTGAGCAGCCTTGGCTGCAGAATTAGCCTTGTCAGCCGCAGCTTGAGCAGCAGAAGCAGATGCAGAAACCGTCTCAACAGATTCGACAGTTTGCTCGATACGGTCACTGAGCTGATTGACCGTGGTCTTGGTAGCATAGGTCACAGAGACTGTCTCAGCAAGCTTGGTTACAGCAGTATCGTCCGTGTACTTGCTAGCCTTGATCCAGTCGGCCGCAGCATAGGTCTGACCCTCGGTCTTAGCCGTCTGGCAACGCATGATGTCACCAGTCGTACCCTGAACCCAGAGGTCTGCCACGTCATACGGAGGAACAGGAGTCGTGACAAAGATTCGACGCTTGGAATTAGCTGTGCCTTGAGCCTTGGCTGCATCCTGGAGCGCCTTGGTTACATCTGTGTCAACAATATGCTTCCACGAATAACTCCCATTTTGATCGACTTGCCACCTGTAGCCATAGCCAGTAGTATTGTCATAGTACAGGTCGCCGAGATGGTTCTTCTTGATCGTATCGGTCGTCCAGTCAATGGCAGGATAGTTTAGATTGGTCGGCTCACCATCCTCAAACCAAGTCTGGATACTACCGTCAATCTGAGACTGGAGGTCATCGGTCGTCTTACCAATGGTCTTAATGGCCGCAGTGAGATCGGACGCATTCGAAGCAGCCGCAGCAGCAGCCTTGTCGGCCGTATTCTGAGCCTTACTGACTTTTTCATTTGTATTAGACAACTCAGTCTTAGTTGTGTAGTTCTGAGAAACCTCAGACTTAATACCGGCAGCAGAAGTCTCAATCTCAGAGCGTAGAGTCCCCTCAGTCTCGGAGAGTTCAGTCTTCTTGGCATAGTCGGTCGTCATCGTGTTCTTCACGGTCTCGATTTGACCGGAAAGTTCGTCACGAGTATCAGCCGCATCCTTCTTAATCTGAGTGATCGTGCTATTGATCGTACCGACTTCTTTGTTAGTATTAGCAATAGCTGAGTTTGCGGCATCAGCCGATTTCTGAGCCTTGGACGCGGCAGAATTAGCAGCGTTAGCAGAACTCTGAGCGGCATCAGCAGCAGTCTGAGCCTTAGAGGCATTAGCTTTTGCAGTATCAGCCGTAGCCTGTGCAGCAGAAGCAGCAGTGGACGCAGCATCAGCAGAAGTTTGAGCGTTACTAGCGGCCTCATTCGCAGCATCGACACTCTTCTGGACAACTTTAATGTTCTCCTGAGTCTGCTCAGCTTTCTTTACAGCATCATCAGCCTTAGAGGAAGCAGAGTTAGCAGTGTTGTTAGCTACACCAGCAGAGGTGATTGCCTGGTCAGCTTTCGTATCAGCTTTATTGGCCGTGTCATTAGCAGTATCTGCTTTGGATGATGCTGCGTTAGCAGTCTTGTTAGCTGTGTCTGCCTTAGCGTTAGCTTTATTTGCTGTGTCGTTCGCAGCGTTAGCAGTCTTGTTTGCAGAGTTGGCTGTCGCATTAGCCTTAGTAGCATTTGAGTTAGCAGTGTCTGCCTTAGAGGAAGCATTATTAGCTGTCTCGGTTGCCTGGTCAGCTTTAGAGGAAGCATTATTAGCCGCCTCGGTTGCAGAGTTAGCTGTATCCTTAGCCTCTTGAGCAAGCTTGGCCGAATTCTTGACGTTATCACCAAGAGCAGAGACAGTGTCAAGACTTGTATTAATTGAAGCATTAAGGGACTTCAGATATGCGCTCTGCTGACCGGTAAGAGTGTCATACGAAGCACCCAAATCGAACGTAGTATTCTCAGGATTCATCAGATCAAGATCAATCGAATTGACCATGAGGTATTCGTCGACTTTACGGGGCTTAGAACGAATTCGTACAGCCTGACCAAGCTGAAGATGCTTGTACTTGTCACCCATGATAAGAGCGAGATCTACGGCCTTTACCGAGATAGTCAGAGCTGGGGACAGAAGAGTGTTAAGAGTCTTGCACGCATAATATAACAGACCATCATAAGTCGTAATATCAGTGTTTGAGACGTAATACTCGTTATAACCGTAACGGGCGACAGCTTCTACATCATAAACCCTATCTCCCATTTTGACGATAGTCGAAGAGTAAGGTGTACCGCCATCCGTGCAACCTTCAAGAGTGATAGGCTTCATCTTAGCATCTGGTTGACCCTCAGGCGGGTTAGGCGTGTAACCAGTTGCTACAACCGCCGTGTATTGAGACTCGGCAGTAGTGGTCTTGGTGAAGTCAAGCATGTTGACGCCATAGTCGATAATCTGAGTATTGACATCGTGGACGTCAGCGTAAAGATCAAGAATATTCAGATCATCCTCATAGCGTACAAATAGATAACCACCATCAGAATTCAGAATCTTATCCTCAATCTCGGAGGCAGTCGTCGGACGTTGTTCGGAAGCTCGATAGATATAGTTGTTCTTATCGAGCATATTGCCCTGATTCACACCGACTGAGAAATGCTTGCGTGAGTCAAGACAATTAGAATTGTGCTGATCGATCAACCACTGAAAATAGCCATCATAACTCGAAGGAGCTTTGAGAGGCTGTTCACCTTCAACCGTAGAGTACGGACGAACTCGAGTAGCAGTCAAGTAATCGAGAACGCCCGTACAAGAAACAGAATAATTTCCCTCAAAGTCTTCCTCCATTTTAGTAATCTCACCCTTGAACAGAATAAGATTGTTAAAATAGATTCGAACTTCTCCGGCTCGTTCCGCAAGTTTAGAATATAGAGAATGCGTAGGAGCAATAGTGAAATCGAAATACGACGCAGCATTAAGTTTTGATGAAAGTTTCGTATCGGTTATACGATCATTCGTATAAGGATCGAAAAGAAGTTGATTGTCATACAGAACCTTATAACCCATACTTTATCCTTTCTTACTTATACCAACCGGTCGCCATAAGTCCAAACTTAGGGTTTGTGTAAGCATGTGGACCGTTTGCGTCATAAACCGAGAAATTAGGAGGTTGTGTCAACAGATTGCTTTCATTCGACGCAGGATGTACATGAACGATACCGCCATAACCGTTGGGCTCGTAACGATACATGATGGTCACAAATGGCGGCTGTGAGAACGCAAACGGGTATGCCGGAAACGCCCACTGTCCGCACAAAAAGCCATGATTTCCCCAATTAGAAGATGTCTTACTAGCAAAAGTCTTAGAATCGATACCGCACTCGCATCGTCCGGAGTTCCATTTGCGGTACCACCACTCGCCTGACTTGCCTTGCTCGATTACATAATCTGCGCCAAGTTTGTCAATTTTCTTAAAATTATCGCTAAAAGCCGCAACCGGATCCACGAGATCTGAACCAGTCGTAAGGTTTAGACCAAGATTTTTAGTAGTCTCTGCCATTACAGATCCTCCCAGTCATAAGTCAAATATACAATAGACTCCGGAAGTTGCTTACGACCGAAGTTAAGCTGATCCCAAGATTTTTCAGACAAGGAATCCCAGGTTTTGTCGAACAACTCGCTCCAAGATTGTGGAGCATCTTCAACGTCCCCGCCAATTCGCTGAATATCGTCCCATCGTTTTTCTAGAAGATCGTTCCAAGTCAACTGTTTGTTTTTCAAATCAGCCCATCGGACGAACCATAACTTGTACGAGTTAACATACAGCTCGTTGATACCATCAGTGAAGACAACATCATTAAGACGATATGTTCCAGCCGGAACAAACTGCTCTTTACCGTTCCAAGTAAACCACGTAGGTTGCGTACATTCCACTGTAGGATGGACAGGCCGCCTACCGGACTCAAAACGATACAGTTTGCCACCAGTAGCATTAAGACGATAAGCACAATGTTCTTTCAACTTATACGGATCGGCATCGACCTTAATCTTGAATTGTCCGAGAAGGCCATTTGCATAAGCCTCGTGACTATAGGAATCCACAGAAAAACGTCCGTGGTAGGTATAGCCAGGATCCATTGACATGGTGTAATCAAACGCTCGACCATGGAGGAAATTGCTTACCTCAGTCTTGACCTTCTCGAAATTCTTTACGTCAATAACAGCAAACGTGAATTCCTGCTTGCGATTCTTGTAGGCGACATCCCCGGTAAGCACCTCGGTCAAATCAATGACTCCGTTGCCTCCAGGGATGTCAACCGTATAAGTCTTAGGCTCGGGAGGCTCTAGCGTGTAACCATCCAACAGAACCATCTGAAAACGAATTGACAAATCAACACCGTTTACAATTAGACGGTTGTTGGGTAAATCTGGGTAACTCACGCCAGACCTCCTCTCCTAGAAAGAATACCAAGCTGCTGATTCATAGGCTTGGCGATGGACGAAGCAAGTTTCTTGCCGTCAACATACATGGCAGTCTCAGTATTGGCCACAGCATCAGTGTAGCTTCCAAGATTATCATTAAGTTCGTTGATAGCGTTGAGAACTTGAGTGTTGGATTTCATCGTCTCAAGGTTAGACTGCTCAATAGCCGATTGCATATTACTCATGGGATTCGTAATGTTACCGACAAATCGAGTATCAACCTTAAACCGCTTATTGCTCATAGAAGCAAGGACATTGTTCGAATCAATAACCGGAGTGAGAGTCGCAGTTGCCCCGGACATCGAATCTTGCATCTTAGCGACAGCAATGTCACCGACCGATGCGGCCGTCATGCCAACTTTCTTCTTAAGAGCAATAATGCCGTTGATCAAGCCCTGATCAAAGAACAGACCAATCTGATGAGTCAGTTTCGATGGAGAATGCTCACCAGTAGCATCCTTAGCCGCTTTAACAGCCCTCGCGCCCATAGAAGCAGCAGCGTTAATTGCCTTGTAAGCACCAGCGTTGATGCCGTTAGCCATACCCTGAGCAAGATTCAAGCCAATGTTGTAGAAACTACTGCTATTTACAGCAGACTTGCAGGAATTTACGACGTTACGAACAGCAGTAACACAGGAAGACTTTCCATTATTGATACCACGCTTAAGAGCAGTTGTCATAGCCTTACCAGCATTCTCGAAATTCGTACGAGATGCTGCGCCACTAGACGTCGCCTGATTTCGCATAGCAACCATAATAGATTTCACAGCTGTGGTCGCTGCGCCTTGCTGATTAGACAGTCCGTTAGTTAATGCCGTAGCAAATCCTTGAGTAATAGTGTTTGCTGCTGTGGTAAACGAACCAGATGAATTAGTAATAGCAGTTGTAGCGGAATTCAAAACCGTAATAAACGCGTTTGAAATCAAAGCAGAATTTGAAGTAATAGCGTTGGCAACAGTCTGTAAGCTAGTTCCGACACCTTCAGCGGTACCACTCAAAGAAGCTGGGACATCCTTTAAAGCGGATGCAAATTCCTTGATTTTTGCCGCCACACCACTAAGATCTGTAGAACCTAAAGTTGTAACAGCACCAGCCATGGTCTTAAGACCACTAGCCGCAGAAGATAAAGTGCTTGCTGACGTCTGTGCCGTAGAAAACGCGTTTACTCCAGCTGCAAGACTAGATAGCCCAGTTCCAATACCTTCCGGAATCGTAACACCAGACCAAGCTGTCACGGCGCCAGCAAGACTCTTAAGAGGTTCGACTATCTCGCTAATTCCTCCACCAGCAAATCCGCTGAAAGTAAAGGCATTAACGCCGGAAGCTAAACGCTGAAGCATCCCTTGAATATCGTCAGGAACCTCGACGCCATTCCACTTCTTTACAGATTTTGCCAAGTTACCCAGAGGCTCGGCCACAGAAGCAATTCCGCCGCCAGCAAGACCACTGAAGGTAAAGGAATTGACACCAGTAGCAAGACCTTGTAACCCGGCTTGTAATCCGTCAGGAATTGTTACGTCCGACCACTTCTTAACGGAATTTGCCAAAGTTCCGAGAGGCTCAGCCACAGACGAGAGTCCGCCGCCAGCCAGACCACTGAAACTAAAGGCATTTACTCCTGTAGCCAAATTGGACAAACTGGTACCGATGTTCTCCGGAACTACAACTGAACTCCATTTTGATACAGAAGTAGCCAAGGTTCCGAGAGGTTCGGCTACGGAAGCAATTCCTCCACTGACAAAGAATCCGACATTGAATTGATTTAATGCGGAAGCAAGAGTTTTCAACTGATCGCCTAAACCATCAGGAATAGTAACGCTAGACCACTTAGATACCGAATCGGCCATAACGCCTAAAGAACTAGCCACAGTGTCAATGGCAGTCGAGCCAGCTCCGGAGTTGTTAAATGACTGAATGGTTTCTCCAAGTTTCTTAAGATCTTCGAAAGCGCTATCTGGGATCTTACCAATGTTAACCCATTTTGCCATTCCCTTTGCTAACGACTCGAGATTAGATGTAACAGTACTAAGCGATGCTCCACCAAGAGTGATAAACAAAGATCCAAGACCAGAAATTGCTGATAAACCGGCAAGTTCTGTCAAGCATAATCCGATCCCAGCAACGGCAGACTTTAACGTATCCCAAGAATACGGAGCCAAAGTATTAAGGGCGTCGGCGACAGGCTTAAGCGATTGAACAGCAATGTCTAATCCAGCAGCTCCAACGATACCGGAGAATCCAGCTAAGGAACCGAATAAGCCACTAATTACAGCTAATTCTGTTAATACTCCTCCGAGACCAACCAAGCCACTAACCACTGAGTCCCAACCAAGACCGGCTAAGGAATTAAGTGCCTCGGCCACCGGCATTAATGATTGAGCAGCAATATCCAATCCAGCAGCTCCAACAATACCTGCGAATCCAGCTAAGGAACCAAATAAGCCGCTAATTGTCGCTAATTCGGCTAACACTCCTCCGATACCAACGAGTCCAACCTTAATTGATTCCCAACTAAGACCAGCTAAAGAATTAAGCGCATCAGCAGTAGGTTTAAGTAACTGAACTGCGATATCCAATCCTGCGGCACCAACAATACCTGAGAATCCGGCTAGTTTTCCAAATAAGCCGCTAATTGTCGCTAATTCGGCTAATACTCCTCCGATACCAACAAGTCCAACCTTAATTGATTCCCAATCAAGACCAGCTAAGGAATTAAGTGCATCAGCAGTAGGCTTAAGCGATTGAACTGCAATGTCTAATCCGGCAGCTCCAACAATACCTGAGAATCCAGCTAATTTTCCAAAGAGGCCAGTAATACCTGCCAACTCGCCCAGAGCACCGCCCATGCCGACCAAGCCTCTGATGATTTCTTCCCAGGACATAGATGCGATCTGCTTAAACGGCCCAACGACATTCTTCAGCGAATCGGCTACAGTGGCCATGCCTGTGCCCGCCATCAGTCCATCAAAACCCTGAACTTTTGACAAAGCCTTCATAACAATAACTAACTCGGCAAAAGCTCCAGCCATTCCAAAGAGACCCTTTTTGATCTCGTCCCATGACATAGAGGAAATAGTCTTTAAAGTTTTGGCAAGACCCTTAACCGATGCTGTCAAAGAAATCAATATCGCAATGTTCGTTAAAGAACCACTGGTTTTATTAACGGCTTTTAAGGATTCTATTAATACCACTAAACATCCGGCAAGACCGCCAAGACCCTTAGCTATCTGAGTCGGCTTAAGATCCGAAATACTCTTAAGCGATTCGACTAAAGTTTTCACAGATACAGCAACGGCAATGGTTTCTACAATAACTCCGGCATTAATTGATAAACCATCAAGACTATTCAATGATTTTACCAGCATAAACATGCATCCGGCAAGACCACCAAGACCCTTAGCTATCTGAGTTGGCTTAAGATCCGAAATGCTCTTTAGTGCTTTGACCAAAGACTTAACGGCTAATGCCATAACTAAAGTCTCAGCAATAGCTCCGGCTTTTACCGATATTCCATCTAATTTCGAAATTGATTTGCTCATTTGGTTCATCAATATCGAAATACTGGCCACACCTTGTGCTATTTGTTGGAAATCCAAGTCTGCTAAGATCTTCATAGCTTTGGCTAAGATTTTCATAGCTTCAGCCATAACTATCATAACACCAGCAGATTTCAGAGTAACATTGGTGTCCATCTTACTGGTCATAATTGATAGCTGTTTGAAGCCGAAAGTAAGAGCCTCGAAGGCAGCAACAATTCCAGCAAGACCGATTCCCAATTGGATGGGATCCATTTCTCCAAGGATCTTTATACTTCCAGCAAGAATTCCTACGGCAGCCGCGATAGCTAACAACTGTCCAACTTTGACGGACTTTGTTAAATTCTGCAAAGAATTCGCTATCGTATCCATCGACTCTTGAAAAGGCTTAACCAAATCATCGAATAAAGAAGACGCCTTCTTCTTACCGAAGAATTTGAGAAACGTCGTTCCGATCTTTTGCAAAATGCTAACAATATTTGCCTTCTTTAAAGCTGCTCCAACAGCTCCAATAACGGCTATGAGTTTTACCAAATCATTCGAGTTGTTATCAGCCTCGGAAGTTTCTTTCTTAACGCCATTAACGAAATCGATTATTGTGTCTTTTGCATCTTTAAGAACGCCAACAATTTTCTCTCGAATCGATGTGGCCATCTGTCCGGCTTTGTTAATAAAACCAGAAACCACGTCGATTAATGCATCCATAGCTTTCGAAAAGACATTTATTTTTGTCGCGCCCTTATCAAGTTCTACCAAATAATCGCTTAGTTTAAGAACTATGTCACCGATGGCCTTGGCTAACGACGCGATAGCAGAACTTGCAGCAAATTTGCCGAATGCCTCTGCTAGATTAAAAACCGCTTTTCCAGCTAAATCGAGCAGTGAAAACACACCTTTGGCTACTCGACCGATGTTAGACAATGTCTGCTCTGATGGTTTCATCTTTTCCATAAGGGTTTTAAACCCATTAGAAATATTCATCAATTGCTGAGCTGTTACGGGCGGGAATACTTCTCGAAAGGCTTTGCTGACAGCTCCAGCTACTGATACGATATTATTAAAAGCCGTAGCGATTCCGTCAATAATAGCTTTTCGTCCACCGAGATTGGCCCAATCCTGCAGTAGAGCATTTCGAGCATCAGCCGATCTGTTAATCATATCAGAAAGGACAACCGAAACATTCGTCCACATTTCTCGAGCTTCTTCAAAGTCGCCGATCATAATCTGCCAAGACTTAGTCCAACCAGAACCAAGAGCCTCTCGCAAAGTACCGATCAACTGAGAAAAAGTCTTGACTTGAGTTGCAGCATTCTGAGCGTCATAAGCAAGAGATAAAGTTTCTTTAATTGCGTCTTTTGACTTTCCAGTTTGCTTGGCTAAAGCTTCAGCACAACCATCAATAGCATCTTTCTGCTTCCCGATAGTATCAGTAGCCTTCGAATTGGCGTATGCCTGATCGTATGCAGCTTTGACAGCTTCATTAGATACGTCGCAATATTTTGCTACCCATTCCATCGCTCCAGAAGTTGTAAACTTCTTAAGAGTTTCAGTAAGCACTTGGCTAGTAAGCCAACCGGTCTGCAAAGATTCGCGGAATGAACCATTAGCCTTAATGGCTGCTTCTGCGCCGGTTCCAAGTTCTTTAGAAGTCTCTTTAAGAGCATCCTGAAAGACCTTACCGCCCATACCAGCAGTAACAACTGAGTTCCAGTCCATCAGCTTAACTGTGCCAGTAGCAAGCGCCTGAGAAAGCTGATACATAGCACTGCTTGCCTGTTGCGAACTAGAGCCAGAAACAGCGGCAAGGTTGGCGATGCCCTGAATAGCTTTTACCGAGGTATCAAGATCCACACCGGCGGCAGTAAATGTACCGATGTTTCGAGTCATCTCAGTAAAATTATAGATGGTCTGGTCTGCATAATGATTCAACTCATCTAATGCAGCGTTAACCTGCTGAATATTCGTTCCTTGAGAACGAGTGTTAGAAAGAATAGTCTGAATAGCATTCATCTGAGTCTCATACTCAGAGAAACCATCCATAATAGGCTGTAATGTAAGTGATTTGGTTAAGGTACTTCCAACACTTATTGCTTTATTAGCAATGTTCTGAAGAACGGTCATGCCGATAATGCCAAGCGTCGAGAATCTATCTTTGATTGATTCGACTGCACCGATAAGCGTCGACATATCTACGTTCTTAGAGACTGATCCCAAATTCTTAAGAGATTCTGCGGAATCCTTAAAGTTAAGACCTTCCTTTAACTTCTTAACAGATGAAAGGGTTTTTGCTACGCCGCTCTCAAATTGTTTATTCTCGAATTGCATCTCAACAACTCGATTATCAACACTACTCATGCTGACGTAACCTCCTTCCAAATTTCATCTACCATAGAATCAAAAATAGGCCTTATCGCGGGATTAATGTAGTCTCTTCCTTGGACATACCCACCATTTCTAGTACCATGTCCGTATTGCAAAATGACAGCAATGTTAACACCTTTATTAATATTACTATTAGTCCAATAAATCGACGTTCCATGAATCTCATAATCCCAAGAAGATGCAGTTTTTCCGGAATCCACTGGGGTAGCACTAGAAAGAGCTTGAACTCCTTTTTGCCCATACTTGTTAAAGATCTGTAAATATTTTCTTTTAGACATGGCCTTAAGGAATTTCTCAGTTTTCTTAAAATCCCCTTTTTGTACAATTCGGATCATAGAAGACATAAGATTATCCCTTGGAATTCATTGCTGCTCTACGCTTAGCGTTTAATTCGGCATAACGTCTACGAACATCATCTTTTGACATTTTCTTGGGAGGAGCGTTCTTTTGTGAACAAACATTAATAAGAGTAAGTAACCGATTAAAATGCCACTTTTCGCATTCAAATGGAATATTTAGAGCCGTCATATAATAATATATGACTTCGTTTGTGATGAAAGAAGAAGATCTATTATTCGATCGAACATCTTTTATCACAGTCGCAGTCATCGGAGCATTTATATACTCTATGATTTTGTTATAACTTTCAACGTCAATAATTTCGTATAAACGTTCATCGACGTTTTTGTTAATCGTCATACATTTTATGTATTCGATCATTTCGTCGTATGGATGCTCGCCATCAACAATAAACGGCTTACAAAATTTCGATTCCCATTTAGAGATGGAAAGAAGCGAATGCTCAAGAAGTAACGTCCCACCGTTAACCGTAAAGAATTCATTAGTTTCATCATCAAAAAACTCAGAATCAGGAATCTTTATTTCGAGCATTCGCTTCACCTCCTTTAAGAAGCCACTATGATTACTCTACAACCTTAAAAGACTCAATAAGAGCCTTCTTATTCGGATCCTTCTCGACATCAGCAACAACGGCGTTTACAAACTTAGCATTATCAGCACCCTTGCCAGAAACAAGCTCCATCACAAGATTGTTATAGGCTTCGGTCTGCTTAAATCCCTCAGAGAGTTCCTTAGACTTAATGAAACGTCGACCATCAGAAGACTTTTCGCCGTAGCACATAAGGATGAAGTCGGACCAAAGATCCCAAAGCTTCTTTACATCCTCTTCCTGTACTACCTTTTTGATAAAAGACTCAATGCCGCCCTCGAACCCAATAACATAACCCAGGGTTTCTGCTTTATTAAGATTAAAGTAAAAATCCTCAGTGCGCTCTACACCGTTATAATCAACATACGTGATAGACTTCTTAAGCATAGTACTAACTCCTTAAAAGATTACTTCCATTTTGATTAAATTACAGACTTCTCGGTATTCTTAGTGGACATATCGGAAAGCGATACTGCCTCAGCTGCACCAAGAGTAGTAATGATGGTATGAGGATCGGGAAGAGATGCGTTAGCCGTCTCAGAACCATAAAGGATCTTCTCAAGAGCAGCAAGCTTCTCAGGATCAGCATAACGAGAATCAATCATCATGCTAGCAGTAGGCTTGAAGCCAGCAATGGACACCGGAGTGGTTGTGCACTCCCAAGAAAGAGTCATAGCATCGGGAGAATCATTAACAGTCTCATAAGCCTTCTCAGAAGGAGAGGCGGTGCAACCGTAATAGATGTGAAGTCGATAAGCGAGCTCGGAATCGACATCGTTACCGATACGAGAACGATAGCAGAAACCGAAAGAATTACGAGTCTGCTGACCAATGTAGGCGCCCTTAGCAACCTGACGAGAACCGTCACAGGCTGCAAACTCATCAGGATAGGTATAAGCCTCGATGGTAAAGCCAAGAGTCTCAGCAGAACGCATAACAGCATACTTACCATTATCAGCGTACAGATCCGTAGGCTCGGCGCCATCAGGGGACTCGGTAACAGCCGTCAAACCGTTCCATGCAACGCCGGTCGTGTAACCGGAAGTAGTCTTAGGATACAGAACGCCTCGGTCGGTGCCATTCTCAAAGAAACGCTTGCCATCATCGTCCCAAGAAAGGGTCTTAGAAGCCATATGTTTCCTCCTTAATAATAAAGATTAAAAATGTCATGATGCAAATTATCCGACGTATAATGACGATCATACGTACACATAGGAAGTTTTGCAAGTTTGTCCATTATCCGCGAACTAACATCTGGATCTTTAGCGATAACAGTTAGCTGATAACGCTTTGTGAAACGATATCCAACGTTATTAGCAAAATCTGTATCTCCACTAGATCGCTGATAGATAATGCACGGATAATGAATTCGTTGAGACTCTGGCGGATCGAAATATACATAATCGGAACCGAGAATCTCGTGTAAGATTTTGCTCAGTCCGTCTCGATTATTACTCATTGTAAACACCGCCAAGAGTCAAAATAAGACGGGGAGGCTGGACCTCAACAGAAGTTACTTTCCAGTTACTCCCCATCCAAGAAGCATACCGAATGGCAAAGAAATTCTCATTGGCATAAGCATCTGCAACAATGCTAATTGAATTATTAACAACAACGTTGTCGTTAATAAACTCGGTTCCATCAAGACGACGAATATTGCGAATCACGTCTCCGTAATAGTTACGTTCAGTAATCTCTTCAGTCCAAACGTCAGGAGAACTCTCCACACTAGAGACGAACCCAATAGCGCCATAATACTTTGTCATTCGTTACTCCCATTTTGATTAATTCTACGCAGCGGTAGAATCGAACGTCTCGACCGAGATAGCGGCATAAGGCTTAATCAGAGCACCAGAGCAACGGGTCTCGATCAGATACTTCTGCTGGTTGTAGTCAATGTCGAAGTCATCAAACATGGACACAGCGCCACCCTTATCAGCACCAACATTGTAGTCCTTGAGGTTGACGATAAGACCAACAAGGTTCAGATCCTTAGTAGCAGAATCGGCCGCGTCGCCATTGCTAGCATCGCCCTTACGAGTAAGACCCTCCATGACCTCGACAGTCACGATATCGGAAACGCGCAGACGGTTAGCCAGCTCCTGCTTCGTCTTATACTTAACGTCGCCGATCTGATTCTCAAGGAGAAGCATGTCAGTAAGAACATCTTCGGTGGTATAGAACACCGGGTTACCAGAACCCTTATAATTCTTACGAGAACGAATGATAGCCTTGATAACGGCCTCAGTCTTAGCCTCCTCAGTAGTCATACCCTTAGTGTCGACCTGAGCACGGATGGTATAGAAAGTATCATCCTGCCAAACCGGTCGAATGTTAGTCGGGAAGATGCGATCATCGGAGGAATCGGATCGACCATCGCCAACAAGAATAGCACGAGCAATTTCCTCATCAAGCATCATTCGCATCTCGCCCTTAACCCAGGCAACGACATCGAACTCGGTAATATCGAGAACATCGTCTCGATCAAACTTCTGCTTCTTATAAATGGTCTGCGGGGTAGTGGTACGCTTAAGAAGAGTAAAGACTTCCTCAAGCTTCTTCTTACCCTTAGTATAGCCTCGAGCACGCGCCTCGTCAGCAGTAATGTTAGCAAACACAGACTTGATTCGGGAGAACGGCGTATGCGAAACACTGTTCATAACGACGGCAACCCAGTCCATATTGCGGGAAACAAATGCAGGAGGAGTGTTAAGGCTCTTGAAATCGGGGAACAAGGTATCAATCTGATCGATGCCGTAGGTAGCCTTACCATGCTCAAGATAATCAGTATAGCTAACATCCTCAAGACCATGCTGCATCACAGAGTCACGCAAAGAACCGCAACGCTTTGCGTCTCGAAGAATCTCATCAAAATCAACAGAATGAGCCATGGTGTCATCCTCATCCTCAAAAGCATTATGCTTCATATCAGCCCCACTTTCATCTAAAGAACCGTCGGCAGCCATGCCGACAAGAGTATACAATACATTCTTCTGCTCGTCAGTCATGGAATCAATGACATCCTGAACAGTCTTACCATCGGATCCGGTATTATTATTGGCCATGTCTTTTCCTTTTTCGTCAGCTTTATCGGCATGAGCGATGCTATCATCTGATTTATCGTTCGAATCGTCACCGTCGTCGGCCTCATCAGAATGATAAATTACAGGATTGCTATTAAGATTAAAGCAAATCTCGGCGTCTTCCGTTTCCTCATCGCCATCTGAATGAACCATAACAGTGTCGATGTATGCTCCAGGATTTGCTCCAGCAAGAACTAAACTTACTTCACGAATTGCTCCGTGGATAACGTTTGCGCCATCCTGCTTAAGCTTGTTCGCGTAAATGGAAAGCGCTCGAACGTCTCCGTTCTTAACCAACTCTTTAGCGTTTAAACCAGATGGAGTATCATTAAAACAACCATAAGCATAAACGCCATCTTCTCGATTCTCGAGCATAGCGTGACCTAGCACATTATCCGGAGACATATGATCATGCTGCCAAACAAGAGGTACCTTCTTATGGTCATTATCCTTAAACGCATCGCGCATAATAACGCGACCATCAGAACACTTAATGTTGTTGCGTGTTGCATAACCTGAAAAATCGTACTTCATGCGGTTCCTCCTTTACATTTGTAATTTTGTTTACAATACATATAAATAGAATTATCAAGCAAGTACTATATCTTTACTGATAACTTCCATTTTGATTTTCGACGTCGGATACGTCATCGGGATAATAATCTTCATCAGATGAAGAACTGTAATCAGCATTCGGATCAATAAGATTCTTGTTACGAAGCTCGTCGGCACTAGGCTCTTCGGAAGGCTTGAATCCAAGAGCTGTGCGGAACTCGTTACCCGTAAGAACCTCGTTACGACTAAAAGAATCAACCATCTGAGAAATCTGTGTCACAGTCATATACTTGAACGGATCTTGGAACGTCATAATCTGCTGATTCTGAGTTCGAGCAGTCTTTGTCAAGAATTTACAATTCATAGCATCACGAATTGCCTTAACAACTGGTGCTACTGTTCGCTGATAATAATTGTTCATCGTAGAGTCGGTAGCGGTACCATTAAGCACTGTGACGTCAAGACTCAACTGAGAATATAACTGATCAGTAAGTGTCTTAATCTGCTCAGGAAGAGTATTCTCAACAGAACGATTAAGTTGAGTAAACTTTTCCGTAGCGTCAATATATGCGACACCATACTTGGAATTCTCAAGCTGATCTTCAAGAGAGCGCTTACGCTCTTCAGCGCGCTTCTTTTGAGATTCGTTACGAATCGTATATGGTAACTGAACAATAGCATCGAGCTTCGACGAGTTAGCTTTTGCATCCGCATCATCAAGAAGTTTAAGCTTATAAACGAGTCGCTTCAAAGTAGAATTGGGCTCATTCATAACAGCATAAAACGGATTTTCGATAATAGCTACCGATGATTTAGGCATTGTAATTTGCTGTTTGATTCCTGAATTGTCGTTATAAACTTCAAGATCAACATGCTTCGGATGCCAACCAACGATCTTTCCTCGTCGCATAGAATTGATATCATAGGACCCTGTAACAAACGGATCCAATGTCGTATCAATTGGGATGATTGCAATACATCCTTCTTCTAGAAGAGAATAAGCAATATCGGCCATAAAAGCTGTTGCCGTCTGATCAATATTCGCCTCTTCATTAAGACAATAGTTTAAACCAGAATTAATCTCTTCTTTGTAACGCTTATTCTCATCTACACGAACATGCATAAAAGTTGTAGCTGCAACATCAACAGCTATTCGATTGTAAATGGCGTTAATGATTGTACGTTCTGATCCGATAGATATCCCAACACGATCCGGCCGATAACCGTAAGAAGACCCAACAGACGTAGAATACCTATAATCAGTAGTCTCTTGATTACTAAAAGCATTCCAGGCATGTTGGAGCCTTGTCCTAAAAGATTCAGCCATAGAATCACCGAGCTATTTTCGAAGCCTGGGTTCGGCAATCGACACGATGCCGCTAGTTAAATTGTTAGCAAATCCGTAGGCTACCGCTTTAATTCCGGATTTCATTTGACTTTCGCCATTAGATCGAAACTCGTTATACTTCATGGTGCCATACGTAGTAAGCAAAACAGACTTAACCAATGACTTGCCGAGACTCTCGTTTTTGGTATAATCGTAGGCCTTCTTGCCTCCAGACAATCGAATGTGCTTCTGCTTTATTCGATTAGCCTTAGCAGAATACTTAGAGTACGCTTCTTTGTTACCCAACGCCTTAGCTCGTCTAGCTTTTTCTTGATTAACTCGAACTCGACGTTGTCCCCATTTCATACCGAGAACTCCATAGTGAGCTAAATAATCATCTTTATAATTCATGTTACACCAAATACCTTCCGACATGTTTTATCAAGTCCTCGCCAACGGGGACCCAAGGGTTTTTGCTTAATGCATATACGCCAGCAGCGGTTCCCCCAATAGCAATGGCTTTTTTCGCTATTGCCATGCCTTTATCAAACCCCTTTGGGTTTAATCTACGATATTGTGATTCCGCTTCTAGTCGTTTATTTAACTCTTTAATTTCGGAAGTTGACAATTGCTTATAGCTCTTAGACCGCAAAGCCTTTGAATCCAAGTAATCCTTGGAATACGAATCTTGACGTTTCTTTCGTCTCGTTGTTTTCTTTCCAACAGAATTTCGTTTTTTACGAACTCCCCATTTCATTCCAGGAATGCCGTAATGCATAAGATAGTTTGAATATTGATCCATCAAATCACCTCACTTATACATTTTCAAAATTTGATAATCGGTCTTCTTTGTTTCTGGATGAGCTTTCTTATAAGATCGTAAGAAATTCTTCTCACCTACTGTTTTTACTGATTGTGCTCCGGCAGTAAGTCCAGTAGTTGCAGCTCCTCCGGCTATTAAAGCCTTCAAAGTGTAATCTCGCGTATATTCTAATGCGTTCTGACCGATCGCTTCGTAATTATTCGAAATTAGTTCAGAAGCGGACATCTGGGATATTTTATTCACCATAACCTTTGATTTATCAAAGACAATTAACGGATCTTGAGATTTGTATCCGCTATACTTGACATCATGAATATCCCTAATAGCGTTATATCCCTTGGAGGCTAATTTCTCATAATATTTCGTTTTTTGATAATTCGGAATATCGCCCTTAAAAGTTAAATCAGTATTAACCGCATCATAGACTGCATCTGTAACTTTTCCTTTTGAAAGATCCCTAAGTGCTTTACGAGCGAGTCTATCTCTATGATCAACTCCGGAATTCGATTTTAACATACTCTTCAAATTACGAGCATATGTCGGATCTTCTTTAATCAATTCACTAAGGGCCTTTTTAGCGTTATCACGTGATGGGATTTTAATACTACCAGTAGTCGTAAGATCCATAAGATACGTTTTTGCCCCGGTAGAGGCTACTTGATTTCCATAAAAGCCTTTATATCGAACGGCGTCACGCTTATTATTAAACGCGTAAAAACCGTCATATAGCTTCCCTGAATCGTTATTTTCGATTCGGCCTAATTTGGCTCCTTCTTTAATAATTCGATCAGCACGATCAAAATTATCTCTAGTAGCCAAGTAAGCAACTGCTGCCGTTAAAGTTATCGCTCCAGCAGCAATCATTATTCGTTCATTACGAATCCGCTTTTGAGCAGCTAATTCTGCTGCTTTATTGCTATACCCTTTTTCTTTATACTTGGCAATTAATTTATCTTTATGAGAAGTTTTTACTTTATTTGAACCATTAAAATATCGTCTACGACCTTTTGGCGTATATGCGCCATCTTTATTTTGATATCTACGTACGCCCCATTTCATTCCTAGGACACCGTAGTGCATAAGGTAGTCTGGATATTTGTACATTCACCGTTACCCCCTCCCTATTCAAAAGAATCTCGATTAAGTTTAAATGCTACATATGCATCAAGCATCGCTGCAACCGAGTCAATCTTATCTTGATGACGCTTCTTATACAGCTTACGATTGCCGTTAGTATCTTCCAAAGCAATCGCATTGCCCATACAGAATTCCATCAAAGATTCATCGAATAGCAAAGCTCGATTCTCAGCAAGTTTCTTCAACTCACCAAGAGGAACTGACTCCGTCTTAACACCTTGAATTACTTTCTCGATACCAAACGGACCGTTCTCGGTAGCCCATCGATTGACAAATTCCTTTGCGTTATATGGGTCATAACCAAAAGAGGTAACATCGTATTCGTTGTCCGCAATATACTGATCTAGATCATTGTAAACTTCATTCATATCCAAAGCGACACAATCGAGTACCATCAAAGAACCTTCTCGTAAGAAGTCTTCGTACTTGATCCTTGTTGCAGGAGTAAGTTTCGCCATTGTGTCAGAAGAAATGTAGCACCGAGTCTTAATTCCGTATTTTTCTCGAGGAAGAGGGAATAGGAATGTAAACGCACAGAAGTCATCGCCCTGAGAAAGATCTGCTCCCATAGAGCATTGCATCTGCCAGAAATTTCGAGGCTTATGCGGTAGAGTCTCTTCGTAAGTGAAGAAATACGTGTAGCCCTCCATAGGAATGCCGAAACGCTTAGCAAGAATGTCGTTTCGAGTAGAGGGAGCCTTCTCAGCACGCTCAACATCAAGCTGATAAGTTTCATACGAAACAGTCTTACCAATATTAGGAGCAGCCTTCATCCACATAGAAGGATCTGCCACTTCTTCAATACTATCAAGTTTGTAATACCAAATGGACACATGCGGGTTCACATACTCGCCTTTGAGTATGTCCATTAATTCCATTTTGATTGTATCACCGGCGCCGTTACGAACTGTACCCTCAGAAGAGATGGCAAGAATCAAGTAATCGTCATTCTTAGTCGCACCCTGTTCCAAAGCACCGATGACGTCTTCTCGAATGTCACATGAAAGCCATTCGTCAACTGATGAGAATTTTGGCTTAGCTCCTTGTACTTTATCAATTCCCATCGCTCGAGCTTCAATGATCGAGTTTGTTAAGAAATTCTCAATACCCTTCTTGGTAGATGAGAGTTTCTTGCGATCTGCCAAACTTCCAGCGGTATTAGCTAGATTACCATCAGTTAGAAACTGAAATAATGGGCCTTTAGCTCGAGTGATAGCTGTTCGAATGGGACTAAGTGTCTCTTCAGTCTGAGTAATAATTGGGGCCATTACTATCTGCTGAGTAGTTGAAGTATCAACTGTCAGATAATACGCTTGCATACAAGCTGCATACATTGACTTGGCCGAACCACGAGAAACGATCAAATACTGTTTGTTAACAAGACGCTTCTTTATTCGCTTCTTTACATAAACCCCGCCATGGTTATCAGGACTAGGTTGATAAACAGTTCGATCTACGAAATAAAACCAACTGAGTGCATCTTCTGCCCAAAGTTTAAAAGTGTCTAGTAACTTAAGATCACTACCGTCGGTAAGAGTTAGCTCATTCTCGCAAAAATGTACGAAACCATTAATGGCTTTGTCATCATAATACAAACCAGGATCTCGGATCATGTTGTCGATTCGGTTCATCTGCATGGAGATCTCTCGACAAACAGGAATCTCTCCTCGAATTACAGCATCACGAAATTTGCCATAATAAATTGGAGTAGCCGAATTAGAAAGGCTCATGCAGAATCACCTCCAGTTCAAACATTAAGATACCTTATAATGGCTCTTGCCTAATTCAATAACAGTACGACCGAGATCATCGTAATTAACATGATCGATAAAACCAGCCATATCAGCAATTTGTTTTGCACCTTTTGCTGCATACTCTGCGCCCATCTCCGCAATCGGGAGCATCGTAACTCCTAAAAGTAACCCAAGAATAGCTAAATCCTTAACGTTTGATTTCTTCCCAGCATTTAAGCTTTTTCTTATAGTTCTTATATTCTTTCTTAGCGGATTTATATGCTTTCTTGGAAGAATTCAAAGTATCTACTTTATTGGATACGTCTTCCCAACGCTTTTCGCTAGCTTGGCGCTTCCTTTTACTCAAGCTATAAGCGTGATTATGATAATAAGCCTTATTAAACGATTTATTATAAGCTTTTTTATCAGACTTATATTGCTGCTTAGCCAGTTTCATTCGACCATAAGCGGTATTAGCATCATAGGTCCTCTTACGCACACCCCACTTCATTCCTGGAATGCCGTAGTGCATGAGATAGTCTGGATATTGGTACATTCGTGGTTACCCCTCCCCTGAATAATTCAGAAGAATACTAAGAATTATTTCCATAAACAAGTATCATTCGGTCTGCGTATAACTGGATCGGACGGAAGTAGATTTACATTCCCATAATGAATGGCTTCGTGAGTATTAAGTGAACAACAAATAAGATTGTTTAAATCGAAGATTAGTGGAGAACCAGTTTCTATGTCTTCAGCGGTTATCGGATTGATGTGATGAATCAAAAGCCTATTTTGAATTTCAAAACCAGCTACAGCCAAATCGCATCCGTTATCACGAAGTATTACCTGACGTCGTATTCGTTTCCATTCATCCGAGGTATACAGTGCTTGGTTTAAGTATCGACTTCAACCAAAAGTATCCTCTCCAACTTTGCCATCGAGTCTTAGATACTCGTAGCGTTCTTTAAAGGATGGAATCTCGATAAGTTCCGAGTAAGTTCTAATACTCATCGATTATCTCTCCATCATCAGCGCCAGAATAATCACGCATCGCTTCAAGAACCTTCTGATAGAACTCCTCTGAACGCTTCTGAGACTCAAGATTAGCAGTCTTAGCTTTAAGAAGTCGATTCTCTTCCTGAAGTTTCTCGTTCTCGAGTTTTGCCTTGGCCGTTCCGAGTTTTAAGTAGTGAACCACAATCTGAGGAGACGCCGTGCCATCAAGAATCTTGCGTTCTGCTAAATCAGTAGCTTCAGCAATTAAGCGATTCTCTTGTTCTTCAGGAGTCAAGGCCGGTTTTACTTGCCTTTTACTCTTTGCCAC